AAGGAGATGCGTAACTACAAATGGACAGAGGATAAGAACGGGAACCTCCTTAATAAGCCTATCGATGCTTTTAACCACGCAATCGATGCTGCGAGGTATGCTATATTTAGCAAGAAAAATAACCCTAACTTTGGCAGATATTCTGTACGATGATATACGTAGCCGGTCAACCGGGTGGAGTTTATTACCACCGCCTCCAGATACCATACGAGGACTTGCTTATGCGAGGCTACCTCGTAAAGTTTGGAACCATCCAAGAACTCGATAAGTACAAGGGGGCAATCACGCATCTCGTTGTCAACCGAGGGCTGAGTACCACGAATCACAAGGCGTTCCGGTATATGCTGGATCAGAACAATATCAAACTGATAATTGACTTAGATGACTGGTGGATGCTACCAAGGCATCACGCTAATTATAGTAATCAGAAAACGCAGGACATCGTATCGACTCTCAAAATAGCGGATGAAGTCCATACGACCAATGAATACCTTGCGAGCAAGATCCAAAAAGAAAACCCCTTCATACCTATCTGGGTTCTGCCCAATGCGATAGACCCACGTAGGACACAATGGGAGAACATAGAAAAGGTGGAGGGCTTTAACGTGGGCTATATGGGTGCATTGCACCACGATGATGACTTGGCGTATAACCGCATCAATTTAGAGGGACTGAATGCTTATACCATTGAGTACTATAAAGAGTCGCTAAGGGCTTCTAATGCGTTCGAGAGGGCTGACTACTCCGACTATGGCAAACTATATAAGAACATCCACGTCAGTATCGCACCACTTTCACCAAGCACCTTTAACAAATGCAAGTCAAACCTTAAGGCTATCGAGGCTGGGTTTACCAAGACGTGCATAATAGCCCAAGATATGCATCCCTATACCCCGTTTCTGAATAAGAACAATGCAATCCTATGCAAAGGGCCGGGGCATTGGGAAGAGGAACTGCGGAACCTCGACCCTCAAAGATGCGCTGACCTTGCGGAAAGGCTCTATGAGGACGTACAATTCTACCACATTACCAATATCAACGACACACGCCAGCAATGCTTCGCACAATAAAAGTACCAACGATCTGGGCTGACCTCAGCCTAAAGGACTTCCAGAGGTTTATGGGGGCTAACCCCACGGATGAAACGGCTGAGGACTTAGCTCTATCGATATTCTGTGGCATCGATAAGGATGAGCAGGACTCGTTCCCGGTAAAAGAGCTCGAGGATATCAAGACAATAATCGCTGGGGTGTTCACGGAGAACCCACCCTTACATCGGTTCGTGCATATCGATGGGGTAAAGTATGGCTTTCACCCTAAGCTGGAGGACATCTCACTCGGGGAGTTCGTAGATCTGGAAGAGTATATGAAGGAGCCCATTAAGAATGCTCAGAAGTGGATGGGGGTGCTTTACCGCCCCGTGATTAAGGAGGCATACGGAAGGCACGAGATAGAGAAATACCATCCAGATAAGCACGATGGATCAGCATTCGAGGCCATCACGATGGACGTAGTGCAGGGTGCGCTGCTTTTTTTTTATCGTTTAGAACTCGGACTGCAGATGTCTTCGCTGACTTATTTGAAGCGAGTGGCGAAACAAGGGAAATCCTCGACTCCAGAACTGCCTTCGGTAAACGATGGGGATGGTATGCAATCCTCCATCAACTTGCTGCAGGATCTCTACAAAACCTTGACCAGATAACGGAGCTACCGCTTTACCAATGTTTGATGTGGGTAACGTACGAGGCTGACAAGTCACGCCTTGAGGCGCAGGTGGCTCGACAGAATACCCGATAACGGGTTCTTTATTTATGAAGTACGGATACTATCAAATCTGCGAGGCTCTGCAATCAGCAGCCGACAATTCCTCCTACGTGAACTCCGTAACGTGGGGCAACATCTTTGACGTAGATATGCGGAAGATGACCCTATTCCCTTTGTGCCATATCCTTACGGGAACGGCTGAGGTACTGGAGCGAACCGTGATCTATTCAATCGATGTTCTGGTGATGGATGCGATGGACTATTCCAAGCAAGATCCGAATGTCGTACCCTATTCCTTCGAGGGGGTAGCGCAGAAGCAGGACATATATCATAGGAGCCTATTCTCGATGCAGGAGATGATTGCAAGCCTCCGGAGGGGTGATCTATACACGGATGGCTTTAGGCTCGTTAACGACCCTCTATGCGAGCCCTTCGATGAAGACTTCGAGTCCACCGTGTGCGGATGGAAGGCAACGCTCCAGATAGAGACTCCGAACCCGACTATTATCTGCTAATGGCTTCCGGGAATCCAGATCTAAAAAAAGCGGAGAACACCCGGCTTGCTCTTGATAAGTTCGGGAAGTATCTGGTTGCGGAAAGCCGTAAGAACCTCACCCGTAAAAAAAAGAATGTAACGAATACGTTATACAATTCACTCGACTATGAAATCACCACGGGGCCAAATAGCCTCGAGTTCGACTTCTTGATGGCTGAATATGGCGAGTGGGTAGATAAGGGTAGAAAAAAGGGCAAGATGCCACCCTTCGGCCCCATCTATGCGTGGGCTGCCCGTAGGCGGTTGCAGTTTAAGGATGGCAAGGGGAAGTTCCTATCGTACGCAGATACGGCAAGGCTCGTAATGATTAAGATCAAAACCAAAGGAATCAAGCCCTCTGACTTTTACACGAGGCCTTTTAACTTGGGCTTCGCCAAACTGCCAAACGAGATAGTCGAAGCGTATGGTATTGACGTTGAGAACTTTATCGAGTTCACTATAAAGAAATTGAATCTAAAATATAAGTAATGGCAATCACTATCACGCAGCAAGCACCGACTCGCTCCTTCGCTGGCAGCCCAATGGTCTATTCTGTGAGCAGTAACAATTCGGGGAACGCAGGATTCAAGTACGTTGCGGATGTATTTATCTGGTTTGGCTCGAGTGCATCGGTACCGGGATCCTATGTCTATCGCCTTATCAAGCCGAAGGAAAGCATCAGCAATCTATACGGGTACTTTGATATCAGCAATATCGTAAGCTCTTACCTATCGCAGACCAATATCGACCACGCTGCTGGAACGGCTACTGATAATGATCAGACCGTATGCAATGTACAGGTGAAGTTCCGGGAGTACACGACCGCAGGAGGTATCGCTGCAGTTACCGCAACATCCAACACAATAAACGCTTACGATGGCTATACGGAGTTTGTGGATGGGGTAAATGCTACGACCACCACGGGAGTAATGACAAGCGGAAGCAGCATCCAATATATCCAACTCGACCAAGCCCTCACGATAGGGGTAGTGCCTGCTCTGGTAAATGGGATGCGGGTAGATTATAGCGATGGACAATCTGCTATGATTGACATAGCGGACTTCGGTGCAGTGGATTCGGTAAACTCTACCAATAAACTATTTTACCTTCCTGCTGGCGTTGCTAACCTTAACGATTCAGTAATCGACCCGAAGCCACAGGATGTCGCAGACCTCTTATACTACGACTTATCCCTTGGAGTATTCCAGAGTGTGGCGTATAGCCGGAGGGTAGAGACCGATGGTGGAGTATGCGAGGCATTGGCTTGTCTGGAGGCTGCGCTGCAGGAACTCGGGGAGGATGACGCTGCATACACCACTCGCTTCACCCCGGAGTGCGAGGTAACGTATGACCCTATCACCATCACTTATCAGAATAAATACGGAGCGTGGGACTATATCGTGGCATTTAAGAAATCAACAAACTCTACATCCACCAGCAAGGAGCAGTATGAGACCAACGTAGGCACGATCGGTTCGAGTACCTTTACCTACAATCCTGCGACTGCATCCCCTACCAAGACCTTTAACAATTTCGGAAGGGATAGCATTAGCGTTAACACGGGATTCTTAAACGATGGATATAATCAAATGGTAAAGGAGATGCTACTATCCAACATCCTGTACTTCGTGGAGGAGGAGAGGTACGTTACGCTTAAAAACACTTCGCAGGAGTACAAGACAAGCCTCAATGATAACCTCGTGCAGTACACCTTCAATTTCGATTACGCAGCACAAGTTAAAAACAGGGTATGGCTCTAACGCTGCAAACCACTACGGGGTATCTGGACTTATTCAGCGATGAAAGTATCAGCGTAGATTATAACCTCGCTGACCTCCGAGATCCTGCTGCAATCTTTAGCCCGATATCGAAGAGCTTCTCGCTTCCTGCAACGGATGTTAACAATCAGTTCTTTAAGCATTACTACGATGTAAGTATTAGCGGAGGGTTTAATGCGTATGCGAAGCAGGACGTAACGCTTTACAGCGATGACCTTATTATGATCAGCGGCTACCTTCAGTTGCTCGATGTAACGCTGGAGAACACAATGGCGAAGCAGTACCAAGTTCTGGTCGCTGGGGAGAACGCAAGGTTCGCCCGTAACGTAGGCGAAAAGGAAATAAGTGAGCTGGATCTGGAATCATATATGCACATTTTCAACTACGAGAATATCGTAGGCAGTTGGAATGGCGATCTATTCGGTGGCGATATAGTATATGTACCGGTAGATACGAGGGTCTTTGCAAGCGATACGCTATTTTCTCCGCAGCAAATACTCACCCCCTTATTTGAAACGGACTTTTACCCAGCGATAAAAGCCACGATTATATTCGAGCAGATCTTTACCGAGGCAGGGTACACGATAGAAGCAGCAACCGGGATCTTTGCAAATCCTAAGTTCACGGATATGCTATTGCTTGGGTATAACAAAGAGGGGCTTGTGCCTTTAGAGGCGGCCTTTAATAGTAGGCTGGCGCAGGTATACTCGAGTGCGAGCTTATCAATTCCAGAACTCACGGCCACAACTCCGAGCATAATCCAATTCAATACGGAGGTTTATGATAACGGCAACAACTATAACCCTGCAACCTATCGGTATGCTTTGCCTATTATCGGATCGTATAAGTTTAACGTGCAGGGAGTTATAACCTCACCCACTGGCAACTTTATGTACCAGGTCGTAATGTACTTGGGTAACACCGCAATCCAGAGCAAGGATGTCGTGACAAATAGTGCATTCTCGATGGACTTTGTGCATTTCTTTAGTGACTTGACCACGAGCAATCTGGTATCCTTCCGGATAGGGGGGATTGATTCCGGAGGTACTCTCGCATCCAGTTGTCAGATGACCGTGATCAGCGCACCGGACTACCCTACGGGGTCGGATGTTGACCCTTCGATGTTCTTGCCTAAGATGAAGCAGAAGGACTTTATCGCTGGAATCGCTAAGATGTTTAACCTCGTATTCGTTCCGAGTAAGGAGATACCGAATATGATAAGCATTTTTGCTTACGATGCTTGGATAGGATCGGGCGCAGTAAGGAACTGGCAGGAGGTCGTGGATGTAAGTCAACCCATCACGATAAAACCCACTACGGAACTGCAGGGCAAGACCATAAAGCTGCTAATGGCTAATGGCAACGCTATTCTCGATAATGCCTACGTATCCTCCTTTGGAATACCACACGGCAGCGTAGAGGTCGAGGACACGGGCAATCAATTTGCGGAAAGCGAGATCACAATCGAAACACCCTTTGCTGCGACAATCACGAATCGGATAAATTCAAATACTACATTTGACGTTATTCAGATGTTCGATGCGGAGGGGAAGCCTATCGACTCCCCACCAAGGCTGCTATATTTCAATGGGGTTAACGGGACATCGAACTATTATATCCTTCGCAGCACGGACGGAACTTTTCAAGTGCAGAACGAGTACCCGGTATTCAATGTAAACTACGGGGGCACGTTTACCGCAACATTCGGGATCCCACAATTAGAAGGCACCAAGCCTCCAAAGAACAATCTGCTTACGGACTTTTACGCCACCTATCTTTTGGAGCTATATGCTACGGATGCGGTGATGCTTGAGGTATCGATAGTGCTGGAGCCTGCGGAGTTATTTCTGCTGAACTTAAACGATCAGATCTACTACGATGGGGAGTACTGGAGGATCAATAAGATAAACGGGTACGATCTGGATAAGATGACTGCACGGGTGGAGTTGTTTCGGGCTTCGTTTGTGAACTCCTCGATCTGTGCGAGCACTATCTCGGCTTTGAATAATGACGGAACCGTGAGCTTTAGCGGTACGTCTACGCAGCAATGCTGCGAGTTCTATGGGTATAAGTGGAGCGACAATAAGTGCTACTGGCGTACGAGTAAGTTTGTGAAGTCAAAAAGCGCAGGGCTTGTAGGTCTGGAGAAATCAGCAATCGCTAATGTCAGCACCAAAACCTCACGGCCTACGAACACGATGTATTGGTACACCGTGACTTCGGACTTAGAGGCTACGAACTTCCGGTGTGTGGCATTGCATAATTATGCTACGCCTTTGTTTGACCTTGCGGTGGGGGATCATCAGATCGTAAGGATCACTTTTACCTGTGAGACATATTCCTACCAGACGGACTACACGATAGTACGGGGAGCAGCAGGCGATACAATCCACGGACTTCATAATGTAACGAGCGATAGGTATCGAGTAACTATCAAGAAGGCTAACGGCTTCGCTTCGTATTTGCAGTTGGAGCACCACGGAGGTACGGAGGTCGCAGAAACTTGGAGCGTGGTAGCGGAAAGAACGCAACTATTATGAATATAGGTTTTTTAATTACTGCGCTTAAAGGGGATCACTACGGCATCTGCAATGAGATAGAGATATCAAAAGGCAAATGGGAGATAGTTGAAAGCTGGTCAGAGGCGAAGCAACAAATCAAGAGGCAATGGCAGTCGAGAAAGTTATAAAGCTAAAGGTTGAGAATGGCGAGGCTATTCTAAACGTGCAGGAGCTTAACAAGGCTTTGGGCGATACCAACAAGCAGGCCGATGGATTAAGTGGTACGATGGCTAACGCCACGGAAGCTATCGATAAGTACACGGGCGGTGCAGCTTCTGGGTTTAAGGCCTTGGTCGGTGGCGTAAAGAGCTTTGTTGTGGGTATGAACACCGTGAAGGGTGCGCTTATATCCACAGGCCTCGGTGCTTTTGTAGTGGTGCTTGGCTCTTTGTTCGCTTACTTCACGCAGACCTCCAGAGGTGCGGATGAGTTTGCGAAGATTATGGGTGGAGTCGGTGCTGCGGTTAAGGTCGTAATCGACCGATTCGTGGTTTTAGGCGAGGGTCTTGTAAAGTTCTTTACTGGTGATTTTAAGGGAGCAGTCGATAGCGTTAAAAATGCGTTTAAGGGCTTGGGCGATGAGATTGTTAACGAGACAAAAAAAGGTGCAGCGTTAGCGGAGCAGCTTGACAATATCGAAGACCGGGAGAGGGATCTAATTAAGATGCGAGCAGAGGCAAACCGAGAGATTGCAAAGGCTCGTATTATTGCTGATGACGAAACCAAGAGTATCGAGGAAAGGCAGAAGGCAGTCCGGAAGGCCTTTGATCTGGAGAACAACGTAGCGAAAGCAGAGCAAGCAAATGCACAAGCGTACGTCAAATACCTAAAGGAGAAAAAAGCCATCGGGGAGTCAACCGATGAAGACCTACTAAAACAGGCCGAAGCAGAGGCAAGGGTTAATGAACTACGCACCGAGTCGTTACGCAGGCAGCGTAGGCTCGAAACAGAACTTAAAGGACTACGTACTGAAGCGAAAACCGCAGCAGAGGAAGAGGTAAAGGCTATCGAGGAACGTGAAAAGAAAGCCTACGATGCAGCAACCGAACGCATTAAGGTCGAGAAGGAAGTAGCGGAAATCGAAAAGAAAGCAGCAGACGCTCGTAAACTCGCACAAGGGCAGAACATCTCGGCATATAACGATATGCTTACGCAGATGCGTAATGCCGGGGGCACTGCTCAAGAACAAGAATTGGCAGCAGCAGAGCAGCAGTACCTTGCCCTTACGACTTTAGCGATTAAGGCTGGCAAGAGTGGCGTAGAAGCTACGCAGTTGTATGAGTCCAAAAAGAGGGAGATAAAAGAGAAGTACGCAAAGCAAGACCGAGCCAACGAGTTGGCAAATGCTGCTGCATCTGTTCAGCTTGCAGGGCAAGCGTTTGGTGCGTTAGCGCAGCTATCGGAGGCGTTGGGTAAGGGTAACGAAAAGAATGCGGAGAAAACCTTTAAGATAACAAAAGCCCTCCGGATAGGTGAGGCAGTCGCAAGTACCGCTGCTGCTATTATGATGCAGCTCGCAGTACCGCAGGATGCTCTCACGGGGGCTAACTTCGTAAAGGCTGGAATCGTGGCAGCGACTGGAGTAGCACAGATAGCGACAATCGCCTCTGCTAAGTTCCAACCTTCCGGGGGAGTGCAAGGCTCTACCTCAGCTCCCTCGATACCTACGTCTTCGCCTTCGGCACAACCTATGACACCGAACATATCCTTCAGTAATACGGAGAACCAGCTCGCTGGGATGCTCGGTAGGCCTATGAGGGCGTATGTCATAAACCAAGACATTACAAATGCTAATCAGTTGGAACGCAGAATACGCTCCAGCGCAACAATCGGAGGATGAAGATTTATGAACTAATTTTAGAGGATGACCAACTGATGGGAGTCGATGCCATCAGCATAGTGGAGAACCCGGCTATCGATGAGCAGTTTATCGCTCTATCCAAGCACGTGCAGTTTAAGGTGCAGGATGAAGACAAGCGAATCTTGATCGGAGCAGCACTCGTGCCCAACAAGCCCATCTACCGATACGATGACAAGACCGGGGAAGAGTACTACGTCTACTTTTCTGCCGACACGATCCGCAAAGCAGCGGAATTGTATATGATCAAGGGCAACCAAAACAATGCAACGCTAGAGCACTCAGAGGGCTTATCGGGCTTGTCTGTTGTGGAGTCGTGGATTATCGAAGATGAATCGATGGATAAGTCCAAGACCTACGGGCTGGAGTATCCTGCTGGCACTTGGGTTGTAATGATGAAAGTAAATAACGATGCTATCTGGACGGAGTACGTCAAGGAGGGCAAGGTAAAAGGATTCAGCATCGAAGGATGGTTTGCCCAGCGTGAGAAACTACGGGGCGAAGATCTGCAGGAGGCTCTTGCTCAGATAGAGATGGCAGAGGCGGAGCATATCGCAGAGCAGTATATCTTCGGAAGCGTAAATGCTATCATAAAAAGCGATAAGCGCAGGTCTGGTGGAAAACGCTTAGAGATGGAATCCTACGCTGACTATCCGGATGCGGTAAAGAATAACGCAAAGCGTGGGATTGAGGCCAATGAAAAGGTGAACAATAAGTGCGCTACTCCGGTAGGCAAGGTACGGGCACAGCAGTTGGCACAAGGCAAGCCCCTATCGGTAGAGACAATCACACGGATGTATTCGTACCTATCGAGAGCCGAGGAATACTACGATGAAAAAAACCCCGAAGCCTGCGGTACAATATCCTTCCTGCTATGGGGAGGCCTTGCAGGAAAGCGGTGGGCAGAATCTAAACTTAAAGAACTTAATAAATAATGAAAGGATTTAACCAAGGGCCAAAGCCCCCAGTACCACAAAACTCAAACAGGGCGTGTTTATGCCCCGATGGGAAGACTTACTCTCGCAAATGCTGCGATAAGAACGATATGCAAGCACAAGGCATAGGTTTTATCGGTGGCAAGGGGTAGGAGTAAAATACCCAATTTTAACTAAAACAATTATTTACTTATGAATCTGCAAGATGTTTTCAAGAAAATCGAGCTCGCTCTTACTCCCGAAAGAGTAGAGCTTGCTTCTATGTTGCTGGTCGATGGTACTAAGGTGGAAGCCGAAGTATTTGAGGCTGGTGCAAATGTATTCCTTATCGGAGGGGATGGCGAGCAAATCGCTGCACCCGTTGGTGAGCATAAGCTGGAAGATGGTCGCATCCTCGTTATCGAGGAAGAGGGCATTATCAAAGAGCTAAAGGCTGAAGAGCCTACAATCGAAGTCGAGATCGAGGCTGCTGCCGAGGAAGCGGGTGAGATGACTATTACTGAAGTTATGGAGATGGTATCTGCCCTTCGGGAAGAGGTCGAAATGATGAAACAAGAGATGGGCAAAAAGCAAGAGATGGCTGAGGTCATTGAAGAGCCCAAGGCGGTAGAGGTAACAATGGCTGCTCAGAAGCCAATCGTTGCTGCACCCGTAGAGAAAAAACACGAACTGAAATTTCACATCGGTGCAGAGCGTGTTGTTAATACCCAAGACCGAGTGTTTTCTAAACTTTTCAAATAAATAAAGCGAAATGGCCACAACTACTTCAATGACCACAACGTATGCCGGTGAATTTGCCGGACGTTACATCTCTGCTGCCCTTTTATCTGGCGATACTATCGCTAAGGGTGGAATCGAGGTAATCCCCAACGTAAAATTCAAGCAAGTCCTTAAGAGGGTTGCTTTGAACGATATCGTTAAAGACCAGACCTGTGACTTCACAGACACTTCTACTTTGACTTTGAACGAGGCTATCCTTCAGCCAGAGTTCCTGCAGGTAAACCTTCAGCTTTGCAAAAGTAACTTCGAGTCTGATTGGGAAGCCATCCAGATGGGTTACTCTGCATTCGATACTTTGCCTACGAACTTCGTAGATTACTTCATCGGCTACAACGCTGCTAAAGTATCTGAGTGGATCGAGTCTAAGATCTGGACTGGAGCAACTGCAAGTGCTGGTGAGTTCAACGGATTCCAAACTATCCTCGCTGCTGATACAACCGTTATCGATGTAACTGCCGTTACTGGTGGCATTACTTCCGCCAACGTCATCACAGAGATGGGTCGTGTACTTGATGCAGCACCAAACGCAGTATACGGAAAGGATGACCTTTACTTGTACGTTCCTACCAATGTATTTAAGGCTTATGTCCGTGCCCTTGGCGGTTTCGGTGCTTCTGGTCTTGGAGCAAATGGTGTTGACAATAAGGGTACCACTTGGTTCGCTGGACAAGATCTGTTCTTTGATGGTGTTCGTTTGTTCCACGCTCCCGGTATGGGATCTAACAAGATGGTATTAGCTCAGAAGTCAAACCTATACTTCGGTTGCGGTCTTTTGAACGATACCAACGAAGTGAAGGTTTTGGATATGGGCGACCTTGATGGTAGCAAAAACGTACGTTTCGTAATGCGATTTACTGCAGGAGTGCAAGTAGGTTTCGGTGCTGACGTGGTTCTTTACGCTTAATCTAAGTTTAATAAATAAACAATAAGGGGGGCCGGGCATTGCCCTCGCCCCCTTTTTTAATTCAATAAAAAAATGTCTTGTACCTTCACCCTCGGTCGCATAGAGCCGTGTAAAGACCAAGTAGGTGGTCTGAACAAAGTTTATTTCATCAACTCGATTAACCTCGCAAACGTTGCTTATGATACCGCTAACACGGATGTCATTTCTCAGCTTGCTACTGCAGCAGTTTCTGCTTACGTATATGACCTCAAAGGAACTTCTAACTTTGAGCAGGCAATCACTTCCAGCCGTGACAACGGAACTACTTTCTTTGAGCAAGTTCTAAACATTGTTCTAAAAAAGCAGACTATCGACACGCATAAGCAGATCAAGCTATTGGCTTGGGCTCGCCCTATTATCGTGGTCGAGGATAACAACGGCAATGCCTTCCTTATGGGATTAGAGCACGGAGCAGAGGTAACGGGTGGATCTATCGTAACGGGCGCTGCTTATGCAGACCTAACGGGATACAACGTAACCTTCACAGGCCAAGAGCGTGTGCCTGCGAACTTCCTAAAGGGTGCGATTGCAAATGATCCATTCGCTGGATTATCTGGAACGAAGCCTACGATGGTATTCGGAGCATAATTATCCAATGGATAAAGATAAAGGGGGGGCTTAGGCCTCCTTTTTTATTGAGGCATATCCCACTTTGTAGCGACTTTGGGTTATTTAGGTATGATTTTCTTATCATATAATGCCCAGCAGGATATCACCTTGCCAATCCGTGACTGGAAGTACGGCAACAATGACCTCACGAACTACGGAGACTACTGGCGCATACAAGCCAAGTTCGTAAATAAGGACACGAGAGAGGTAATTACCTTTACTCTGGTGAGCCCGTCTTTTGATACAGACACAAGGGAGCTTACATTTGCGTATAATAGCGCAACACTTGATCCGGAAGTACCCTACATTTTACGCCTCGAAGACCAGAGGTACGCAGCAGGAGTCGCTAACCAATATGAGGATAGGGTGATAGCGGATGCAGGGACAATCGAGGCTCTGGCTTGCGTAACGACTGGGCTCACGGGTTTAGGGGTGGACGATGCTAAGGTGCTGACCATTGACAAAATTTATATGCTGCCGAGTGGTGGCACGATCGATAACTATCAACCTGTGCTGCAAACAACTGAGCGCACTATGAACAATGACTTTGTGATCTATGGCGAATAATATCCGACTAATCAATCTGGCATCTTATACCACGCCACAAATCAGCGAGAACCCTCGTTTGAGTTGGGTAGAGTATGGCGATGACAATCAGTTTTTTAACTACCTTATCGATAGGGCTAACGGCTCACCTACTAATAATGCGGTGATCACGGGGATCGTAGATATTATCTACGGCAAGGGAATCGATGCATCCAACTCAGATGCTAACCCTTCCGGGTATCTGGAGCTGCGTAGGCTTATCCAGCCCGAGCAACTGAAGAGGGTAGTAAATGACTACTATATGCTCGGCAATGGAGCGTTCCAGATTATCTATACTGCTGACAAGAGCAAGATAGCGGAGGTATATCACATACCGGTCGAGACTTTGAGGGCAGAAAAGTGCAACGAAGAGGGAGAGATCGAGGCCTACTATATGGCTTACGATTGGAGTAAGGTTCGAAATAAGAACCAAGCGGAGCGCATCCCAGCGTTTGGATACGGAGCAGCATCCGATAAGGCAGAGATCCTGTACATACGCCCGTACCGGAGTGGCTCTTACTACTATTCGCCCGTGGATTACCAAGGTGGGCTTCCATACGCTGAGATGGAGGAAGAGATAGCGAACTACCATATCAACAATATCAAGAACGGACTGGCTCCTTCGATGATTATCAACTTTAATAACGGCATCCCACCGCAGGAAGAACAGGACAATATCGACTTTGCAATTAAGCAGAAGTGGAGCGGTAGCAATAACGCAGGCAAATATATCCTCGCTTTCAATGACGATAGTCAAAAAGCTGCTACTATCGAGCCCGTTACTTTATCGGAGGCTCACCTTCAGTATGAGTTCCTCAGTAGTGAGAGCACGAGCAAGATTCTGGTATCCCACCGCATCACCTCGCCTATGCTCTTCGGGGTAAAAGATGCAACATCTGGATTGGGAAGCAATGCCGATGAGATTAAGAATGCTTTTAATCTGTTGGACAACACGGTGATACGCCCTAAGCAGGAGCAGATCGCTGCTGGCTTGGATATGATTCTTGCTTACAATAACGTAAGCCTCGACCTATACTTTAGGACATTGACTCCTGCGGAGTTTGCTGATGTCAAAGAGGTAAGCGATGAAGTGGTGGTCGAAGGTGCCCCGGTTGCAGATGTAAGTGAGGCAACAGAGGATCTTATCAAAAAAGATGCATCCTACAATGGTGCACAGATTGCCAGCTCTCTGGATATTATGAGAGCCGTTACCGAGGGGATACTTACGCAAGACCAAGCGATCACGTTCCTCGTACAGATGCTACAATTCGAACCACAAGTAGCGCAGGCTTTGTTTGTGGGTAACTCTTCTGCCGTTATTACGCAGATGAAATCGCAGAAGGGGGGAAGGGATGGCCTCCCTTTTCTGATGGAGGAGCTTGCTGCTGAATTAGTAGCGAAGCTTCAGAATATCGGAGAGAGCGAAGAGGAACTACTTAGCGACTACGAGATGGTCGATAGCGAGATAGTCGATAGCGAGGAAGAGGAATACGATGTCGAGGCATACCTCAACTCCCGGACTGAACTTGTAGCGCAGGATCCCAGCGAGCAAGATTCGAAGAGATACAAGGTGCGTTACTTCTATGCCGTTGGTGCTATTGCAAATAAAAACCGCAATCCGGGGCCAAGCAGAACCCTATGCCGTAGCCTTATCGCTGCTAAGAGAGTATATCGGATGGAGGACATCAAGGAGTTAAGCTCTAACGGGGGCGCAGAAGCGCAGGGAGCCTCTTACAGCGTCTGGTTGTACAAGGGTGGGGCTAACTGCTACCATCGCTGGGAACGTAGGGTATATCGCAAGAAACTCACGAAGGATGGCGAGATCTATGGAGGCGGTACTTTGAGTGGCACGACTATCATTAACGTAAATGAAGCGGTACGTCAAGGATTCAAGCTACCCAAGAACCCAAAGGAGGTTGCTATCGCACCTATCGATTCGGACTACCAGGGCTATACTCCTGCTTACGCTCAGAGTAAAGGGATACCCAAATAGTCGCAATATCCGAGCAATCGGGTTTATTAAATATGGCATACGCTCTCTTTGTTTCACCCGATGATATCGTAAAGCGTACCGCTATATCCGGTAACGTAGATCGTGATCAGATGGTGCAGTATATCAAGACCTCGCAGGACATACATATCCAAGCGTTGCTCGGTACTGCTTTGTACGATAAACTCAAGAACGATGTGCTGGCAAATACCCTCTCGGGCAACTACCTAACCTTGATGAATGACTACGTGCAGGATGTACTGGTGCATTACACGATGGTGGAGCTGCTTCCGTTTTTGACTTACAAAGTAAGCAACGGGGGAGTATTTAAGAAACAAAGCGAGAATAGCGAGAGCATCGACAAGAGCGAGCTGGAGTACTTGATCCAGAAGGAGCGAGATACGGCAGAGCATTACGGAAGGCGTTTAGTTAATTACTTGACTTTTTACGGCAGCCTTACTCCGGAGTACTACGCTAACCAGAACGGGGAGATGTATCCTACGGATGGGCAATCATTTCACGGATGGTATTTATGAATAGGTACGGAATCAAAAGGAGCAACATCCAGAAGCTCCGGGTATTTTTAAGCAAAAAGAAGTGAGCAATTTTATATCGTGGGGAGTAGTGTACTGCTCTACTTGGTTTGGCCAAGTGGACGAGACTACTTTGTCTATCCAGAATCAGTCAGCCCCTCCGTGCTTCGCTCCTGCTAATGAGATTGTGGAGCAGTTTGAGACTCGTGTGCTGAATGATGGAGGCACCTTTGAGGGCTTCGATTGTCTGACTGCTGCCTTGCAGGATCTGGGTGAGGACACCTACTATGATATTTTTGATACGTATATTCAGCGTATGACCGATGACGGAGCAACATTGGAGGGAGAGGACTGCTTAATTGACCAACTATTTATTTTGAATTGATATGAGTTTTTTTGACGATGCATCGCTTGTAATGATTCCTTCGGGATACAAAGACCAAAAGGTTTACTCGGTTAAGCCGACCGATGGTACGGGCGACCTAACCTTCAGCCGTGCCTCAAGTGCCACCCGTGTGGCAAGCAACGGCCTAATTGAGAAGGTGCGGACTAATTTGTTTGAATACTCAAATACGTTTAGCAATGCTTATTGGACTACGCCTCAAGCAAGCGTTGTAAGCGGGCAGCCCGACCCAAGTGGGGGCAGTACCGCCTTTAAGTTGGTTGAGGATACCTCAACAAATTTTCACTGGCTCCTAAAATCGGGACCATTATCAAGTGCGGGCGAATGGGGATTGTCTATTTTTGCTAAACCAGCGGGTAGGAATTTTATCGCAATTGGGAACGCTTCACTTGGAGAATTGGCGTACTTTAATTTGTTAAATGGAACAATCGTATCAAGTCACGCAAACGCAATAGGAAAAATTGAAGCGGCTGGAAACGGATTTTATAGATGCTCCGTCACTCTATTAACTTCTGGCGCTTCGGCTACGGGGTTTTTTATAAGCACCGATGGTTCTACTACAAGTTATACTGGTGATGGCACAAGCGGTTTAATTATTTTTGGTGCGCAGTTGGAGACTGGAGTAACTACCGACTACATACCCACCACCACCGCAGCGGTATCAGTTGGCCCCGTTAGCGGCTTACCCCGTTTGGATTATTTGGGGTCTACTTGCCCACGCTTGTTGCTGGAGCCGCAGCGGAGTAATCTTGCCCTATACTCGGAGCAGTTTGATAATGCGGCTTGGACTAAATCTAACATTACCGTAACTGCAAATGCGGCAATTTCCCCCGATGGATACACAAATGCTGACTTATTAAATTTTACGTCTGTATCTAATTACATAGACCAGAGTGGCACAATTGTAAGCGGCACTACTTATACGGTTTCTTGCTATGTAAAAAGTGCGGTTGCTTCGGCTCAATCTTTTAAGATATACGGAAACGCAAACAAAACTTCTGACTTTCTTTCTGCAACGCAAGAATGGCAAAGGTTCAGTTATACATTTACCGCAGATAGTACTGCAATGAGTGCGGGGCTTGTTTCATCGTCATTAATTCAAATTTATGTTTACGGGTTCCAACTTGAAGCGGGAGCCTCCGCCACCTCGTACATCCCCACGCTTGGGGCATCAGTTACAAGGGTTGCGGATGCTGCTTCAAAGACGGGTATTAGCTCTTTGATTGGGCAGACTGAGGGGGTTCTTTTTGTGGATTATAACTATCAAGCAAACCGAGACACTTCGGGTAGTATGCCTATTGTGATTCGAAGCGGTTCCAGTGAAGCATATATATTTATAACGACAGCTGGAGCTTTGCGATTTGAATTGTACAACGCTGGCGTACTGCAAGCATTAATAACTGGCACAATAGGCGCAGTAGGTCGCAAAAAAATAGCGTTTGCATATAAATCAAATGATTTTGCAGCCTATATGAATGGAGTACAAATAGGAATTGATACAAGCGGAACCGTTGGCGCTATGGCTGCCGTACATATTGGCTCATATTATGTAGCTGGCTATTCAAGCGTAAGCGGAATTTCTCAAGCCCTACTATTCAAGACCCGTTTAACTAACGCCCAACTTGCCGAACTAACCGCATAATTCAACACACGATGAAATTCCTAAAATACGAGTTCACGCCTACCCAATGGGCAACGGCAAAAGCAAAGATTGAGTTGACGGGTACCGACCCCGAAGGCGAAACCTACCAATACTACAACCCCGAATTAGTTACTGCGGTAGTGGAACTCGGGCATCTTTGCACCCAATGGGGAACGGATGCCGAAGGCAATAAAGTTTGTGAGGTAACGTCACCAAAGTACGCAGTTGACATTTTGTGGACTGCCGAACCTATGACAACTTCGTTTGCGCCTTATGTCGTATGGCCTTCGCCTTGCGGAGTTCATATCTTCGCTGGATGGGAATCAGCATACGAGTCAGAGTACTGCGTTGCTAACCCCGATGCAGCATACTGCCAGCCTCCGGTTCCTCCAGTAATTGAGTAACAATGACAAAGGAGTCAGCCGATAGCGTAATCACGTCTTGGTCTTTAACGGGAGCAGGGCTTCTCGTAAGCTACGCCCATCAAGCGTTGGGTCTTTTGGTTCTGGTAACCTCACTTGCGTACACTCTTTGGAAGTGGCGAAGGGACTATCTCAAACTAAAGAGCGATGCTAATTGAGCGTATCTTCAAGAACCCCAAGACCACCATCTTGGGGCTTCTTATTATAACACTATGCTTCACACTCGTTTGGGGAGGCCGTGCGACTTTAACGGAGGTCTCGACTTTTATGGTCGGGGCTTTCGCACTTATGTTTTTCAAAGACCCTCAAGATGGCAAAGACGCAGGCGGTAAGCCAAAGAATCAGTAAAAGCAAGAAGCGAGGCAAGCACTCCAAGAGTGCGTCTGCCAATAAAGCGAGTAAGAACTACTCCAAGCCCTACAAGTCACAGGGTCGCTCGTAACAAATCTGCTATATTATTTGTCACGAATAGTGAACCCTTTATCGTGCATTGAGTGGCACTTTACCTGTTAATGTACGTTTTAATGTACATTATGACTACAAATTGTGCAATTAAAGGCACATTAAGCAATATGCAAAAAGTGCAAAGTGTAAAGTCAAATGAGCATAATGTGTAAAACAGACAACTTTTGATATTAAAAACGTGACCAAGAACTTTACCCTTGCAGAACTGACTGCTACCAAAACAGGGCTTCCTAACGCTTTACCCAAGCACTTGGAACCCAACCTCCGTGCGCTTGCAGAAAACGTCTTACAACCCACGAGAGATGCCTTAGGTGCGGTGAAAGTGACGAGTGCATACCGCAGCCCTGCGGTGAATAGCAAAGTAGGGGGAGCGAAGACCTCGCAGCACGTACAGGCTCAAGCGGCTGACCTCAAGTTTGATGGAGGCAACGAGGTTCTTTTTAATTGGATCCGGGAGAATTTAGACTTTGATCAGCTTATCTGGGAGTTTGGCACGGACAAAGCGCCAAGTTGGGTGCACGTGAGTTATTCTAATACCAAGAATCGCAAACAAATCCTCAAAGCAATTAAACATAATGGCAAAACCAAGTACTTCAACTTTTGATAACTGGCTCAATGAACTCGAAACTAAACCCCAACCGACTTGCAATGTGGACAATCCTGCTGACTGCGATTCTTGCGGCTCTTAGCAGTTGCGCTTCTGTGAAACCAGTCCTGCAGAGTGTGATTGTAAGGGACACGGTAATTGTCACCAAGACAAAGTACCTAACCGACACTCTGGAACTCTACAAGGACACGACCATTTATCAAGACAAGGTAAGACTTCAGCTCCAGTACATCGACCGAAAGGTATTCGTTGAGGCAACCTGCTTGCCCGATACCATCCGGGTAACCCAGACCAAGATCCTAACTAAGGAGAGGAAGCAGAGAGGTTGGACTCTTGAGGGAGGGCTTACGATGCTCGGTCTTATTTTGCTGGGTGCTTACATCGTTAAGCGCTGGGTAGATAAACTACTGGGGTAATTATACGCTTTAAGGGGCATTACATCCGTTTTAAGGAACTTTATATGTAAATGGGTATAGTTCTATACCTTGATGCATTTGAAGCCCGCAAATCAAAGATTCTATTCTTTTTCTTTATTTAGTTTCTTTTTCTTTTAAGTTAGTTGGCAAGTTGTAAGTTGACTAACTACCAACATAAGTTAACTTGTAAGTTGATTAAGTTAACTAACTAACTTAACTTGTATAAAAAAAGAAATAAAAATGAGATACGCAACTTTTGTTAATAAATAATTCTATGAATGACCATATTTTTATTTACTGGGACGATGTACCTTTGACCAATGACACCAAAGTACTACATCGGCAAGACGTTGAAGATCGAGGCAAAGGATGTTGTAATGGACTTCCAACCGGACAATTATAATCTGGGTACGGCTCTTACCTACCTAATGAGAGCAGGAAAGAAACCTCACAACCCCATCTGTGACGATATCCGGAAGGCAATCGCTCACCTTGAATTTGAACTTGAACGACAGAATGAGCAACGACCAACAAGCGAAGGAAGCCAAACAACAACAGCTAAGTATGCAGTACTATACTAACCCTGCTAAAAGACGGAAGATAGACTTCATCCTTGAGGAATGCGCTACGCTGATGTCTAACTGCGAAGCTTCATACAACGCTCGCCAACAGGCGAAGTACAAAGAACAGGAGCTACTCGGTGAGATTGCCAAGATAGACCTGCACTTCGCCATCCAATGCGGCTATCTGATACCCGACAACTGACCTACAAGGTCGTAGTCGGTAAGGTTCCAAGCCTCAATGCCTTCTACGCTTCCAAGCATTGGACTGTCCGGGCAAAGGCAAAGACTAAACATTGCCAAGAGGTCACGCTTCAGCTTGAGCAGTACGACTGCGAGCAGATCACGGATGTACATATCCTCTGCCGGGTGAATTACCGATACGATATCGACAATGCAATAATGGCGGTGAAGTTTGCCCTGGATGCATTTAAGACTTGGGGAGGCGTGAAGGATGACTCACGCAAATATGTGAAGTCTCTAAAGATGGTTCACGATACGACAATTCCAAAAGACACGGCAGAAATTACCTTCACGGGTATGGTTGTATCGGAATAGTTTTGTATATTTGTATAACTTAAAACCAATCAGTTATGACTTTATCATTTTCCTCAGACGTTTACACCGAAATGGTGCAAGTGCAACAAGCACAAATCCAAGCACTTCAAAACAAGATACAAGAGCTTCAAGCTCGTATTGATGTTTTAGAGCAGCAATCAATTCTATTTATCTAAAACCAATCTATTATGTCAAAAATTATTTCAATCACACCGACAGGGCAATGGCAGGATCTCTTCAAACTCGAAGTACGCTTCGACAATGGCGACTTTGGTACTGCATTTGCTAAATCCCAGACCCCACCCTATGCCGTAGGCGAAGAGGTGGAGTATACCAAGAATGAGAAAGGCACGGTGAAAATCCAACGTGCTAATGCTTTTGGCGGTGGTGGAGGCTACACGCCATCTGCTTCACCCAAAGGAAACGATGAGCGTTCCGCTTCTATTATCCGACAGGTAGCTCTAAAGGCTGCGGTCGAGTACGCTTGTGCTGCTCAACACGATGTTAACACGATCCTCGCTAACGCAGAGACCTTTAACGCTTGGATGACTGGGCAGAGCGCAGCTCCTGCCTCACATACTGAGCATTTCGCAAATCGTAACGACCCTTTCTGATTGGTTTTTTAATGGCCGTTACGTGAAGCCCCTCTACGGAGGGGTTTTTTTATATCATTTATTTTTCTATATTTGTAAACCAATCAGAATAAATGATACATCCAGACTTACTAAGTAACGAATCTTCGTTACCATACCTCCAGAGAGCCCTCAAAGGCAAATACTATGACACCGGAAAGCTTGGAGTCTATGAAGTAGATCAGTACTTACGACTCAAAGATGGGGAGTTTGTCGTAGTGGTCGGCCACGCTAACGTGGGAAAGACCCATACGCTGCTTTACTTAATGCTTTTGCAGTCGTATAACTTCGGCAAGAAGTGGCTGATCTATTCCGCAGAGAACGAAGTGCCAAGCCTCAAGCGAAAGCTAATCGAGTTCCTCGTATGTAAACCTATACAAGGAATCGATGAGGGGATAATGTTTAGGAAGTTGGATTTTATAAACGAGTACTTCCAGTTCATAGACGGCAACAGGCTATTCACCGCCTTCGAACTTCTGGAGGTAATGGATTCGATTAAGAACGAATGGAACTATACCGGGTGCCTTATCGATCCTTACAACTCCTTATCCACGGATCAAAAGAAATTAGGGAAGACTGGGATGCACGAATACCATTATGAGGTAGCATCCGCCCTCCGGGTATTCGCTCACAAGAATAACGTCACGACAATCGTTAACGCACATCCAGTTACCGAAGCGATGCGGAAGACCTTTTACAAAGGCCATAAGTATGAGGGGATGGCGATGCCTCCGAATACTTCGGACATCGAAGGTGGCGGCAAGTGGGGCAACCGCAGCGACTGCGTAATCGTGATTCACCGCTTTGCTGCTCACGAGACAGACTGGATCTACACCCACATCCACGTGAGGAAGGTCAAGGAGATGGAGTCCGGAGGGAGGATCACGCCACTCGAAACTCCCTTAATCTTACAGAGCGTTTTGGGTAACGTGGGGTTTGTGATAAATGGACGTAACTTGCTGCCGATAAAAACAGATGAAACACCTGCGAGCGATGTACCCTTCTGACGATAGCCACGACCTATACATCCGGGAAAAGCAGCTAATGCTTGCCGGTACTGCGATGTGGTTAGCGAAGCAAGCAGCAGACAAAGCAAACGGAAGAGAGGTACAGGATGACTTGCTTCACCACGTTATGAGCTGCCATTACGCAGACCTACTCCTTCAGCAGTTTATCGACTACCGCCAGTTCACGGAGGGGAAGATGAACGAGATGTACTTGGCGAACTCAAAGCTCCGGGTCGATAGTGAGCAAATGATATATGAGATCCAGAGGCTGCAAGGCATAATAGAGGATCAGTTGTGAAACAGATATTCAGTCCGTTCCAGAAGTACGAATGCTTTGCAGTCGATGGGGTGGACTATCTGGTGATCGATTATACAATAATCCAAGACAAGGATGACAAATTAGTGGAGTGGGCGAGCGAAATAAAGTTCAAAAGACTTTCGGATCACAAACACTACACTATGCCAATTACCAAAATAATAACCAATCATAAGGAGGGCAGGGCTAAACACTGCAAATGCAAATGAGACCATTCGAAATACGCCAATTAAAAGTATCTAAAGAACAATACTATGCCCGTCTGGGATTCCAAGACAACGGAAGCCGAGCGCACAAAGAATCCACTGCCCGGGCAGCATTCGTTTCAGCATTCCGCAGCCACGCATCGCTACACGAATTGGGTGAGGCGATTAACAAAGACCATAGCAGCGTAGCGTATGCCGTTAGGATGCACCAATCTCGGTTAATCTATGGGGACTATCTGCATTACTACAATGTAGCGTGTTGCGTTCTGCAGGAAAACCCTATGGCAACAATCGACAAGCCGGACTTTGAAGGGCTGATGCAGGAACTAAATAAACTCAATGAGGTCGTAGTAGAGTTATCTAAGTATAAAGAACTATACTTAACCTTAAAGAAAACATTTGATGAGTTTTAACGTAAACATTTGGCCGATCACTGGATTATTACTTGGAGTAAACTATGCCTCGACCACGGATATGGATGGCGATGACCTACAACAGGAGCTGCAGTTTGCATTGTTTGTGATTATAGTAGAATTTGTCTGGTGATCGCAAGCTTTTACATAGAGAACCGCTACAAGTTAGCGAACTTTATTAAAGGCTACGCTGGCGATTTTGAGCTGGCAGAAGATGTCGTGCAGGAAGTATTTTTAAGGCTCCTGCTTCTGGAGGCAGATGGCAAGACTCACTTCGCCCAAGATGGGAAGGTTAACTTTTTTTTTGTTTACCGGGCTTGCGTTAACCTATGCATAAAACTATCGACTGCAAAAAAGAAATTCCAGAAGATCAGCTTCGGGGATATTACGGAACTCGATGAATGGCTGCAAGCAACAGACGAGCAATACCCCTACGAATTAGATGCCCGGTATGAGGAATTACTCACTACCTTAAACGATCAAGTCGAGACCCTGCGATGGTATGATAAGGAAGTACTAAAACTAAGCCTTGAGCATTCCGTGAGCAGCCTCGCCCGAGGCACCACTATATCCAGAGACTCATTACGCAACACCCTAAAAATAGCAAAAGATGAAATCAAGCAACGAACAGAGCCCAGCTATAAAGCGTGGAAGGAAGCCGAAGGGCTTGGGTGACGTGGTGGAGTCAATCACTACCGCTACGGGTATCAAAGCTGCGGTGGATTGGTTCAGCGAAGCCACGGGGGTGGACTGCGGATGCGATGCTCGTAAGGCAAAGCTCAACAAAATGTTCCCGATTAACAATCCGGAGTGCTTAACAAAGGAAGAGTACGAACTTATCGGATCCTTTATCGGCACAAATCAACTTACGCACGTTCAGAGGGTACGCATAGCAGAGATCCACGCTCGGGTCTTTAGGCATAAATATGACCTACCCTGTACCTGCAGTCCGAGACTA